GCGTAAAATAGCTCGAGAGACCAAGATAAACTTTACAAGTGTATACAATACGATTAAGAAATGTAAACAACGTTTAAAAGAATGGGAAAAAGACCAATTAAAAAAAGAATTATCGTAGAACCTAAAGAGGAGGCTACGTTTGCTAACGCTCAAGGATTGGGCGATACTATTGAGGCATTCACTACCGCTACTGGTATCAAGAAAGGGGTAGAGCTTTTATCTAAAGCCTTAGATTGGGATTGCGGATGCGATGAACGCAAAGAGAAACTAAATAAGCTATGGTCGTATCGTAAGCCTAAGTGCTTAGTTCAAGAGGATTATGAATACTTAAAAGAGTTTTTCTCTAAGCCTCAGAATAGCATTACTCCACAAGTACAATGGGATTTAATGGACATCTATTACCGAATTTTTGACATTAAATTAGAACAATCGTCTTGTGCTTCTTGTTGGAGGGATTACATAGGACAAATTAGACAAGTTTATAACGTATTCGAAGAAGATAACAATGGATAAAATAGATAGAAGAGGAGGGGCAAGAGAAGGAGCAGGTCGTAAATCTAAGGCTGAGGAGCAATCGTTAGTAGAGAAGCTAACACCATTAGAGCCTAAAGCTTTTGCGGTACTTGCTCAAGCATTAGAAGACCATAAAGACTGGGCGGTTAAGTTATTCTTCCAATACCAGTACGGAATGCCTAAGCAAGTGGTAGACCAAAACACTACGCACACAATTAATGACTTTGATATAAAGGACATTGTAAAATTTAAGTGATAGAGTTAAATAAAAAATATGTACCGTTATTTGAAAGCGGAAGCCGGTACTTTGTTGTAACTGGAGGAAGGGGTTCGGGCAAATCATTCGCTTTGAACTCCTTTCTTTTGCTTCTAACGTACGAAGTAGGTCACGTAATACTATTTACTCGTTATACACTTACTTCGGCTCATATATCAATTATTCCTGAGTTTGTAGAGAAGATAGAAATGGCTGGACTAGAAGCCGACTTCTATATAACCAAAGACGAGATTATTAACACTCGTACCAATTCAAAGATTTTATTTAGAGGTATTAAGACATCGAGTGGAACTCAAACCGCTAATTTAAAATCCTTGCAAGGTGTTACCACTTGGATACTAGACGAAGCCGAAGAGCTAACCGATGAAGACATTTTCGACAAGATAGACTTCTCTATTCGTAATAGCCAAAGACAAAACCGAGTTATCTTAATCTTAAACCCTACAACAAAAGAACACTTTATTTACAATCGATTCTTTGAAGAGAAAGGAGTTCAATCTGGGGAATCAACAACTAATGGCGATACTACTTACATACATACAACGTACAAGGATAATATTGATTATCTAAGTGAATCATTCCTAAATCAAATCGAAGCCTTAGAACGTACAAATAAACGCAAATACGAGCATACAATTTTAGGAGGATGGTTAGACAAAGCCGAAGGTGTAGTATTTACTAACTGGTCGTATGGTCAATTTAATCCAGACAATTTGCAAACCTCATTTGGGCAAGACTTTGGATTCTCAATAGACCCGACTACGCTAGTAGAGGTAGCGATAGATAAGAATAAGCATAAGATTTATATAAAGGAACATTTGTACAAACCGAAGCTAACTACAAGCGAAATAGCACAAATAAACAAGCGTGTATGTGGTAAAGGTTTGATAGTAGCAGATAGTGCAGAGCCAAGACTTATAGCCGAGCTTCAATCGCAAGGGTGCAACATAGTGCCTACCGAAAAAGGAGCGGGAAGTATTACTGCTGGTCTAGCACTTATGCAAGATTACGAATTAGTTATAGAATCTAACTCCCAAAACATTGGAAAAGAACTCAACAATTACATATACTCTGATAAGAAGTCTGGACTTGTGGTCGATAACTTTAACCACGCCATCGATGCCATACGTTACAACGTCTTCTATCAGCTATCTAATCCCAACTCAGGAAAGTATTTCGTGTACTAGTACAAAAAACAACAAATAACGTTTATACATTATGAAGCTAGAATTAAATATTCCTACGCATCTAGGAGAAATAAAGCTATTACAATATCAAAAATTTCTCAAGATTGCTAAGGAAAACGAAGAAAGCGAATTCTTGCATCAAAAGATGGTGCAGATATTTTGTGGCATTGATTTAAAGGATGTTGCAAGCATAAAAAGAAAGGACGTAACTACTATAACAAGTAATTTAGGTGAGCTATTCAATAAGAATCACAAGCTAATTACTCGATTTAAGTTAGGTGGAGCTGAGTTTGGATTTATCCCAAACCTTGACGATATGACTCAAGGAGAATATGTAGACTTAGATAGCTATATTACCAATTGGGATGAAATGCACAAGGCAATGGCGGTGTTATATAGACCTATTACAAATAAAGTAGGAGATAGATACCAGATAGAAGAGTATAAAGGCTCGATAAGTTACGCTGACGTTATGCGACACGCTCCTTTAGATGTTGTTTTAGGTGCGGTGGTTTTTTTTTATCATTTAGGCAACGAATTATTGAAAAGTACAGTGACCTATTTGGAGGAGAATCAGACGAAAACGGGTATAGCGAGCAAGCACAATTTGGAAAACGATGGGGATGGTATAGTTCACTCTATGCTCTTTCTCAGGGAGACGTTAGAAGATTTGATGAAATTTCAAAACTTCCCCTACATCAATGCTTAATGTTCTTAACGTTTGAAAAGCAAAAGAACAATTTAGAAATGAAAATGATTAAAAGTCAAAGATAATGAACGGATACTATTACGTAGTAAATGCGATTAAGGATTACTTAAAGAATACCAACTTTATTAACACAGTTACTATTGGGGACATCTTTAAAGTAGATTTAAATAAGCAAACTATTTTTCCTTTGTCGCATATTATTGTAAATAATGCTACAATAGGGGAGAACAATACCTCGTTAAATATCTCTATCCTATTTATGGATATTGTAGACGAGAGTAAGCAATTAGTTACAGATGTTTGGGATGGAAATGATAATGAGCAAGACGTATTAAACACGCAACTAGCTTTAGCATCTAGGCTAACCGCTGATTTAATTAGAGGATATTTATACTCGAACTTAATTCAAATAGCTAATGCTCCGACTGCTGAACCATTTACGGATAGATTTGAGAACAAGGTAGCTGGATGGACACTAACGTTCGACGTTATTATTCCTAACGATATGACACTTTGCTAGATGGAGCTAAAGAACGTAGACGATTTGATTAAGAAGTTTAGGAGCTATGTTATTCAGCAATCACGTAGCAACCTAAGTAAAGGGGGTAAGAACGTCTCTAGCAAGCTTTATAATAGCATTAGTAGCGAAGTTTTAAAAGAGAATAACTATTCCTTAATTAACTTCTCTATGGAAGATTACGGAGCTTACCAAGACTTAGGGGTTAAAGGTAAATCAAGTAGCTCTAAAGCTCCTAATAGTCCGTTTAAGTTTGGTAGTGGCAAAGGTAGAGAAGGCGGATTAACCGAAGGCATTGATAAATGGGTAAGAAATAGAGGCATACAATTTAGAGATAAAGAGACTGGTAAATTTTTAAGTTATCAATCTACCGCTTTTATAATTACTAGAAGCATTTATCAAACTGGGATTCGTCCTTCTTTATTTTTTACCAAGCCATTTGAGGTGGCTAAAAATAGATACTTAGGCAAAGAGCTAATTAAGGCTTTTAAAGCTGACATAGAAACTTTAATTAGTTATAAATTAGAAAATAGAAAATGATAATTTACGCAAGAAGTCCTTACTTTATTGAGATAAACGAAGCTTCTCAATTAGGCTCAAAGGTAGAGTTACGTATTTGGAATAATCCAGACACTAAGCCTACTACTGCTACCTATACCTTTACTAAATCTATTGCTTCGGCTACTAATAGAAAGAACGTTTATAATATCGCTCCCTACGTAAAGGAATATATTGAAGCTATTACTCCGAGTGATACTACGGACTCTATGCTTGCATTAGTAGAAGTAAAGCGTTACAAGGAAGCAACTTTAGGAAGTTACACTCTACTAGATACTACTACTTATTACTCTACCAATGGTTATACTAGCTATTCAGGTGGATACAATCAGACTGGCTCAACGGCTCAGCCTTTAGTTTTAGCTAACACGTCTTTAGAATATCGCTACGAAGAAGGTATTACGGATTATCCATTTGTAAACGTATGGGCAGATAATTCTAGTCCAGCAACTCTTACCGTTACTTACAAGGATTTAAGAGGTCGTAACGAGGTTACAAATACTATTACAAGAGATGGAGCAAAGCTTTATAAAGTTCCTTTGCGTACAAGCTCAATAAAATATGACAAGGGAAACACTTGTACCATTAATTGGAAGCCTACTGGAGAATATGTAGATGCTACGTTTGTTATTAACGTAATGCCTATCTGTGAGCCTAAGTTTGACCCAATTGTATGCCAGTTCATTAATCGTTTTGGAGGGTGGCAATTCTTAACGTTCTTCAAAGCACAAACTACTAACATACAAACGAAAGGAACTACATATAACTTGCTTCCAGATGCAGTAGATTACAATACTTCAAGAGCACAGACAAAGAGCTTCAATATTAATGGCTCTAAAAATATCCGTTTAAATACGGGATGGGTTCCAGAGAATTACTCTGAGCTTATTCAAGACTTACTTCTATCCGAGACGATTCTTTTAGATGGAGTGCCGGTAGAAGTTAAGACTACATCTACCGATTTAAAGACCTCGTTAAAAGATAGAAATATTAATTACGAGATAGAGTTTGCCTACGGATTTAATCTTATTAACAACGTAGTCTAATGATAAACGTCTTACTTTATATTTATGACGATGTTAGCGGAGAGCCTCAACGTATAGAGCTCTTTGATGACGAACGCATAAGCGTAACGAGTAACATTCAAAACGTAAACGACATCTCTAAGGTATTTACAGACTTTAGTCAATCGTTCACGGTACCAGCTACTCCTTACAATAACAAGATTTTTAAGCATTGGTACGAGAACTCTATAGATAATGGGTTTGATGCACGTACTAGAAAAGATGCGTACATAGAACTAGACTATTCCCCATTTAGAAAGGGTAAAATACAACTTGAAAAAGCAAGCTATAAGAATGGTGTTATAGATAACTACCAAATTACTTTCTTTGGCTCATTAGTTTCTTTAAAAGATACGTTTGCAGGCAAGTTCTTAAAAGACTTAAATCTTAGTGCTTATAATTTTAGCTACACAGGTACCGTAGTTAAAAACAGAGTTACTGCTTTATCTAATTTAGATGTAATGTTTCCGCTAATATCCTCTAAAAATGTTTGGGAGTATGGAAGTGGAGCTTATAACATTGCACAAAATTCTCATCCAATTTACTATAATGATTTATTCCCAGCTATTAGGGTTAGTAAAGTATTTGATGCAATTGCCTCAAGCTTAGGGGTAACATTTCAAGGAAGCTTTTTGAGCGATACTAGATTTACTAGAGCCTTCTTATGGCTAAAGAATAGTGAAACGTTTGAGCTTAAAACGATAGCTAATAAGCTTAACTTTCAAACGAACACTTCGACTACTGGAACGCAAGGAATATTTAACGTATTTAGCGATACGCTTAATTATGTAAAGCCTACGGCACCCGAATACCAAAGCCAGTCAAATATTACAATTACGTTTAGCGTACCAGCTCCCGGAGCAAATGCTGAGTTATTTTATTTTTATGTTTACAAAGATGGAGTAGTAGTTAATACACAAAGCTATTTAACGCAGACTTCTCCGATGTATTTAGAAGTACCTTTAGGAGATAGCGGAGCTTACACGTTTTATATTGCTTCTACGGCAGCAATTTCGTTTACAAGTGTGTACTATTACGAGACCGGAATATTAAGCGGAGGTACGTATACAAAAGTAACCGATTTAACGGTAACGCAATCGACTACGCAGACTACTACGACTACGATGGACTTGGCTCAATATATGCCAGAAATGACTATCGAGGAGTTCTTTAGTGGTATTCTAAAAATGTTTAATCTTACTTGTTATTCGGACACTCCTGGAGTTTACAAAATTGAACAATTAGAGGGATGGTATTCAAGTGGGCAAATTAGAGACATCACTCCATACATTGTAAACGATGCTATCGACATTGAAAGAAGCAAGGCATACAAGAAAGTAAATTTTAAATATGCTCAAGCCGAATCGTTTCTTAACGTAGAGTTTATGTCTCGTTCTAAAGTTCCTTATGGGGATTTATACTACGAGCTTGCAAACGATGGAGAAGAGTATACCGTAGAATTACCATTTGAGACATTGCTTCACAACAAATTTACTGGCACTAATTTACAAGTAGGATATGCGTTAAAGCCTAGCTTTATACCTTATATCCCCAAGCCAGTTATATTGTACGATTATGGCTCAACGCAGACCGTTTCTAACTATCATTTTAACGATGGTACGTCTACTACTAACCATACTACCGCAAATATATTTGGGCAGGATACGCTTATTAGCTCGGTAGATTACACGTTAAACTTTGGAGCGGAGCAATCTACGTACACTAACCAAGTAGAAGAAGAATCGCTATTTAAAAACTACTATTCAAATTACTTAGAAAATATATTTGGTGTTAAGTCCCGTATTTTAAAAGTAAAGGGAATGTTACCGATTAGCCTTTTGACTAATTTAAAAGTAAACGATAGGGTAATTATTAGAGATAAGCGTTACGTGATAAATCAATTTACTACGGATTTAACAACTGGAGAAGTACAATTTGAATTACTAACAGACTTTAGAACGATATGATAAAGCAAATAATAGACTTGCTTAATATGCTTCCGCATTATGGGCAAAGCGAGATTATAGAAATAGCGAAAGGTAAGCACGAACTACCAACTACATTTAAAGGAGCGTTTGAACAAATTAAAAGACAATGGAAAAAATTACCATCGAATTAGAGTTAAAGAATGACATTAAAAAGACTACCAAGAATGTAGAAGACCTAAAAGAAAGTTTTGAGGATACCAAAGAAGCAGTAAAAGACATAGGTAAGTCTACTAAGAACACTGAAGGTGGTATAAAAGCTCTATCTTCTGGGTTTAAAGGTATGGGTCTTGCTATTAAGGCTCTAGGTATTGGTTTAGTAATGGAAGCCTTCAATATGTTTAAGGAGGTTTTATCTAAGAATCAAAAGGTAGTAGATATAATGAACACGGCTTTAGAGGCTTTGTCTATTGTATTTAATGACCTTATAAAAATCATATTCGATAATTTTCCTAAAATAGTAGAATTCTTTAAGGATGTATTTGAGAATCCGATAGAGAATTTAAAGAAGCTAGGCAATGCAATTAAGGAAAATTTAATAGAGCGATTTAACTCATTCCTTGACACTCTAGGCTATTTAACTGGAGCGTTAAAGAATTTATTCAAGGGGGAGTTTTCAGCTGCTTTAGACTCATTAAAGCAAGCTGGTAAAGAATCTGTAGACGTTTTAACTGGCGTAAATAATAGCGTAGATAAAGGTTCTGATTTAATTAAAAAAGGGGCTGAAGCCTTAACTAATTATGGCAAAAAAGTACTTGAAGCTGCCGAGAAATTAGTTCAGCTAAAGAACAATGCTGCTCTAGCTGCGGCTCAACAAGCTCGCTTAGTAGAACAATACGATAGACAAGCTGAGAAATTACGTCAAGTAAGAGATAACGATTTATTATCTATCGAAGAACGTATTAAGGCTAACGATAAGCTTAAAGGAGTTTTAGATAAGCAAGAGAAAGCGATGAAAGCGGTAGCGGATGCTCAGGTAGCTTCAGCTAGAGCCGATGTACAAAAGAATAATTCTATTGAAAACCAAGTAGCTTTAATTAATGCTCAGGCAAATGCGGATGGTGTACTAGCTCAAATTGAGGGATTACGCTCCGAGCAAGAGGCTAATAGAATTGCTTTAGTAAAAGAGAGCTTAGATTTACAAAAGGCTCAAATTCAAGGAATAGACGATTTAGCAATAGCTGAAAAACAAGCTACTAATGAATTAATTAAAAACGAAGACGAGAAGTTACAAGCTCAATTAAAAGCTTTAAAAGAAGAGAAGGCAATTCAATTAGAGAGACTATCTGAAAACGTTAGACTTTATAAGGAAGGCACTCAAGCTCGTATTGATGCTGAGATAGAATATAATGCTAAAAAGCAAGAGCTAAACGCTTCTATTAGAACAAAAGAAGACGAGATAGCTACTTATAATTATAACAAACAAAGTGAGCGTTTACAAGAGGAGCTTTCTAACGAGCAAAACTCTTTATCAATGCGTTTGGAGGCTTTAAAAAAGTATAATGAGTTAGCTCAAGCTTCTACACAAATAAGCGAGGAAGAAAAACGTAAGATTGCTAAGGAAACGCATAACCAAGAGATAGCTTTAAATAAGCAAAAGGTAGCGATGGTTTCTCAAACTTTAGGTAATATGTCTTCGCTATTTGACCAAAGCTCAACGGAGGGCAAAGCCTTTGCGGTAGCTCAAGCTTTAATTAATACTTATCAAGGTATTACCGCAGAATTAGCCACTAAGACTGCTACTCCTTTTGAGTTTGGTATTAAACTTGCTAACATTGCTACTACGGCTGCAATTGGTTTTAAATCTGTTCAGGATATTTTATCTACTAACGTAGGCGGAGGTGCTGGAGATACTTCAACTCCTTCGGCTACTACATCTGCTGCACCATCGTTTAACGTAGTAGGAACAAGCGGAGTAAATCAATTAGCACAAACTTTAGGAGCAGAGCAACCTCCAGTTAAAGCATATGTAGTGGCTAGTGATGTAACGACTCAACAAGCTTTAAATAGAAATATTGTGACTTCGGCAAGTCTTGGATAATTTGAAAATAGAACAAAATAAAAATAAAACGTTTATAGGCTATGAGAATTGTTGAACTCGTAATTGAAAAGGATTTAGATGGAATAGAGGCGGTAAGCCTTGTGGATGCTCCAGCTATTGAAGAGAATTTTATAGCTCTTAACAAAGAGTATAGAATGGACTTAGCTGAAGTAGATGCTGATAAGCGTATTCTTATGGGTGCTGCTTTAATTCCAAACAAACAAATCTATCGTAGAAATGGTAAGGACGAGTTTTACGTATTCTTTAGCGAGGCTACTGTAAAGCAAGCGAGCGAGTTATTCTTAAAGAATGGCAATCAATCTAACGCAACTCTTGAGCATAAGTCTAAATTCGATGGTGCTACGGTGGTAGAGTCTTGGATTATAGATAACCCAGAAATGGACAAGTCTAAGGCTTATGGATTTAGCTTACCAAAAGGAACTTGGATGATTTCTATGAAGATAGAAGACGACCAAATTTGGAAAGATGCTAAGGAAGGCAAGTACAAAGGATTCTCTATCGAAGGGTATTTTGCAGACAAGCTAGAAATGGCTATAGCTAATAAAGAGGTAGAGTTAGAATCTTATGCGGATTATGGCGACGCTATTAAGAACAACGCTAAAAGAGGCATTGAACTAAACGAAGCTAATGGCAATAAATGTGCTACTCAAACTGGCAAGGTAAGAGCTCAACAATTAGCTAATGGAGAAGCGATAAGCGTAGAAACTATTAAGCGAATGTACTCTTATTTGTCAAGAGCAGAAGAGTATTATGACGAAGCGGACTCTTCTAGCGATTGTGGAAATATTAGCTATTTACTTTGGGGTGGTAAGGCTGCTATAGGATGGTCTCGTAATAAGCTAAGAGAGTTAGGTTTATTAGAGCTTACTATTCAAGAGCAAGAGGAAGAGTTAATTAATCAAATCATAAATATTATAAACGATGGCGAATAAAAAAACTAGCCCACAAGATTCATCTAGAGCTTGCTTATGCGAAGATGGTACTTACTCTAAGGAGTGTTG